CCCGGTACCCCAGCGATAGTAACTGTGTTACTGTCGGCTTTTGTCATCGCGAACGCTTGACTAATCAGTACTAGTATACGTAGGCTATTCCGCGTGGAGTTGGGCATCAAGTCCAACACCTGACCGTAAGGTCGCTCTGCTCATCAACAATTAATGTCGGTAGAGAAGAGTGCTCCGAATAGGCGTATATTAGTAAACTCGTGGCAACGACAGGTTAATAGTCCGTTCTGGTTTAAATGTTCCAGTAGGATTATATTCAACCCAACGCTGCACAAGTCGAACAGTCTTGCGTTTTGTGTATCTTCGCACAGAGAAGGGCGCGCGGTCCGTCAAAAACGGACCAAATAACGCAACCTCCATATTGTACGGCAACTCACGGCACCTGCTGTGACGACCCGTAATGTCGTGTTCGTGGGATGGCGAACGATTCCCCTCAGCGAAAAATCTGAGGAGCATCATCCAACCATCTATTTCACGTTGTAACACGACAGGCTGTAACGTCCAAGCCTTAACTTCGACTCGTTGAAGAGTCTTGTTAATGCGCTTGCGTTTAGGCCTGTATGCTTCTGGTACCTCTCTCAAGACCGGGCACCCTCGGAAGGATGCTTGGTCTGGTATACCGCCGTAAACCTTGATAAGTTTATCGACTATATACCGGTATGAGTGGAAGTACTTCTTATCGTATAGGGCATTGGCGTAAGCCACCCAGGACGAATAAGAATGCGGGCAACGGTGAGACGACCAAACCGTCCGAAATCGGATCGGTGTGACTACCTGGCCTCGAAAGGCTTCGGTTCCACAGGATTCTCGAAAGAATCCTTTGATGTAGCTCTTATCTCGGTTAACTTTAAGACCGAATGATTCGAGTAATTCGATAGCGTTCAGGGCATAAGCCTTCGGCACTATCACGTCGTCACCATACACGTGTATACGCTTGCGCGTATATGCATCTGGAGCTCCAGCGGTCAAAATCGCCCAAACACACGTCGCTAAGACGGGAAAGCATAATGCACTTCCCATCGGCGCGTACTTGTTTAGGTACTTGATCTTGCCACTCGGCAGCTCTGTTGATAAGGACCTACAGTTCAGAAGGGGGTCTAACAAACCCGTTCCTCCAAACAGTAAGTGAACCAACCCAACCGTGATACGATCACTAGCCTCAGCGAGGTCTAGCGTTGCGTATCGTCCATCTTTGGACCCGAGAAGGGCCCCAAGTTGATTAGGAAGTTGGTTTGTGAAGCGCACACTCTCTCTCGTGAGAGGGTGTGTTTCTAAGCGCTTGACTATCGCGCGCGAGAGACCCTGCTGTATCCACTGGAAATCCAGCGGTTCACAGCTGATCAATCGCGGTCCGCGTGAATCCTTCGGCACAAGAATCACTTTTGCCGATGATTCATTAATCTTCAAGTTTTGAATAGCTTGAAGATGGTCACAAACATGGCCTTGAGACGTGTAGAAATACTCGTCTATGGGGTACGTTTGAGCAATCCGAGGGGATATCGTAGTCCAATTCCATTTGTCCCAAAGTTGTTCCTTTGTAGAAACAGCTCCGGGTCCATGGGACGGATAGATGTCTAACGGATTAAAAGAGCTAAAAACTCGAGTAACTCGAGCCCTAGCTCTCGCAATGACTTGTCCTCGAGGAAGGCCGTCGTGAGACTGCCGACCAAGAGGATTATCGCAGCTAAGACTCTCAGCAATAGCCGAGAGCCGGAGCGAGATGTCAAGTATCTCATCGTCAGTTCTTTCGAACTTTTCGATGACTTCTTGTTCTTGTTCCTCATCATGAGGTAATCTGAGCTTATACCATAGCTCAGTGACCCTTATTATTGTTGCGATGCAATCCACACAGGGGTGCGGAAGGACCCAACCGTCGAGTGTGAAGACACTCTTGAACAACCCACCTAGAAATCTAGGGAGTTGACTACCAGGTACTTTACTGAACCCGGTAGCGTCGAGAGACACTTCACCTGTTAAAGCACGTTTAAATGCTTTAGCAAGGCGAGGCAAGGTTTTCGTGAGAAAACCTATTCCTTCCCGGTGCATGCGACGTCGACATTTTGCAATGTCTAGACGCATGTCCCGTGGTGTATAAACTCCATCGTGGACGTTTTGAACGTCACGTAGGAATTCAGCGATGAACTTCAGTTCATCTAGGCTCTTATTAAGGTCCTTCAGAGGTACCTTTCCTAGAGCATGATCCCCTACGCGACACCGGAGTGCCGCCGATAACTAACAACTATTTGCGACACTGCGACCGTGCGCTGACCTTACAGGTCAGC